GAGAGAAGTTACATTGGGCTCCTACTCGTTCATTACAAGAAGGATTGATTGTTACTTATGATTGGATAGATAAGAAAGCTCATGGAAGATAGAAAAACAATAGTATTGGTATTACGGAGCGGAGGTGATTTTAAATTCCGCGATGTAGAATTGATTGCTCGACATATCAATGGTAAATGGAGGTCCGCGATACGTCCGAGAATTATTTGCCTTTGGGATAAGGCAAGTGAATCCTATAATTTGGGAAATATTGAAATTCTTCCTTTAACTAATCCTGGAATAATTGGAACATGGTCTCGCATCCAATTATACAGTCCAGAAATGGAGCAATACAAACCATTCTTATATGTAGATTTAGATACGGCAGTCATTCAATCTGTTGAGAATATATTTGATTTAGTTACTGATCCTTCTCAATTTATTACTTTAGAAGATTTTTGGCAGAGAGATCAGCTTGCTACTGGATTGGTTTGGTTTCCTAAAGATTGTATTAAAACAAAGAAAGTTTGGGAAGAGTGGAAACAACCTACAGGTAAAAGAATGGATTATTTTATACGTTCGGTGTGTCAGCCTGATATCTTTTGGCAGAGATTAACTACTTCTATTTATGATTTTAAACCAAGGCCTGGGACAGTATTAATGGAAGTTCCTAAAGATGCTAATTTAGTTTGTTTTCATGGAAGGCCTCGTATATATGAAGCTGCGGAAGCTTCAATGTCTCTTCGTTGGGTTAAAGAATATGTAGATAAGGATTTTCCTGAGAATACTAATAAATGTGATGTAACTGTAATTATACCATATAAATATGATAGGGGTTGGTTAAAAGATTGTGTAGCAAGTATTCCTGATAATGTTCAAATTCTTCTTAGTCAGGGAGAAGGTAATTGGCCGGAAAACTTTAATAAAGCATATCCATTGGCAGTAGGAAGATTTATAAAATTTTTACATGAGGATGATATGCTAACTGAAAATTGTATTACGGATTCTGTAAAAGCAATTGAAAAACAAAATGTGGATTTCATTCATGGGAATGCTTATGAAATTTATATGAATGCAGGTAGAAGTCTTGGAGAATATAGACCTCGTATTCAAATCCCAAGTATGCAAGACATATTATCTAAAAATGTAATACATAGTGCTACATTAATGTATCGTAGGGAAGTATTTGAGAGAGTAGGACTATTTAATGAGACTTTAAATACTGCAGAGGAATTCGAGTTTAGTTTGCGTTGTTTAAAGGCTGGGTTAAAAATAGGGTATTGTAATTCATTCTTGGCTTTTTATCGAAGACATCCTAATCAAAAGGTTCGGACTGTTTCTAAAGAGAATAAGGATAAGGAAAGAGAATTTGTTAGAAATATGTATAGAATATGAATACAAGATCTCCAATATTAATTACAGGATGTTCCAGAAGTGGGATGAGTATGGTTGCAGCTGCAATTAATTTGTTTGGTGCTTTTGGTGGTAAAATGTCATATGATAACCAAAGTATCAGGAGAGGAATGTTTGAAAATGTAAGAATAAGAGAAGATCTTGTCAAACCATATCTTTCTAATTGTGGATTGGATGTTATGGGACAATATCCATTGACAATTCATAAAAATTATTTGTATTTCCCTGACAATTGGAAAGAAAAGGTTGAAAATATATTATTTTCAGAGGGGTATAAGAAAGGGGCATGGATGTATAAGGATTCAAGAACTGCATTAATTTGGCCTGTGTGGAGTATGTCTTTTCCTGATGCTAAGTGGGTTATTGTACGTCGTAGGACAGGAGATGTGGTTGACTCTTGTGTTAAAACTGGATTTATGAAAGCGTTTAAGAATGAATCTAATCAGCATATTGTAGGAGTAAATAATGAAAGAGATGGTTGGTTATGGTGGGTTCATGAGTACGAAAAAAGATTTACAGATATGATTTTGGGAGGAATAGATCATAAAATAATTTGGCCTGAAAGAATGGTGGATGGAGATTACAATCAATTATATGAATTATGCGATTGGTTAAATTTAACTTGGAATGATAAATCATTGGATTTTATAAATACCTTATTATGGAATAGTAGAATTAAGAAAGGAGGACAAAATGGCAGTAAGAGTAACAGCTGAAGAAGTTCAGGCAATAATGGAGGGTGGAGCACCTGACGTGGATGAATCTGTAATTGATGAGACATTTATTGTAGCAGCAAACGCGGTTGTTAATGAGGCTTTTGCCTTGGATACAACCACCCCAACAACTATTCTAAAAGAAATAGAAAGGTGGTTTGCCGCTCATATGATTGCATGTACTTTACAGAGAACTGCATCAGAAGAAGAAATTATGGATGCTCGTGTAAAGTATACAGGATACTGGGGTAAGAAGTTAGAGTCAACTTCTTATGGACAAATGGTACTTACATTAGATACATCTGGAAAGATGGCTAAATTAGGTAAGGGTAGGGTGAGCATGAAAGCAGTTAAAAGTTTTGATGATTGAATATGGGAATAGAAAAACATATGGCAAGTCGTTGTGCTCAAACCGCTGTTTATTGGGGAAATCCAGTAAATGATGGTTTTAGTAATTTTACTTTTGATACCCCGATAGAAGTTCAATGTCGTTGGCAAGATAAAGTACAAATACTTGGACAACAGGATGAAACTCAAACTATTTCAAGAGCAATAGTTATGGTTACTCAGGATATGGATGAGGATGGTATGTTATACTTAGGAACATTAGCAAGTTTGACTACTGCTCAAAAAGCCAATCCAAAGACAATTGATAAAGCTTATGTTATAAAGAGATTTGAAAAGTCTCCTGCTGTAGGAAGTAATTCTACATTTTTGCGCAAAGTTCATTTAACTCCATGGCTTGGTTAATATAAATACAAATGCCTAAACTTAAATATTTAAAATATAGTGCATTGTTTCCAAACACTCGAGTGTTTGGATTTGAAGAAGTTATGGATAATTTGAATCGTGAACTTGAAGGACTTCAGAATAAAACAATGGGAGGTATGATTAAAGCAGTTGCCTTTATCAGGGAACGTACTGAAATGAAAAAACCCTTAACCCCTATGGATCTGTCAAATTTAAGTAATAGTTGGTTTGTTGTAACTGCGACAGGAGTTCCAGATGGAAGGGGTACTTCAAAATTTAAAGATAATAAAAGGACTGGATTGACTGCAGCAAAATTAGCATCTGAACATGTTGCTGCAGTAGAAGAGGCAAGAGCAATAGTAAAATCAATGGAAGGTACTAAAAATAAAATTGTAATGTTTGGGTATAGTGCTAATTATGCTATGTGGGTTCATGAAAATGTCGACGCAGAGCATTGGAAGAGAACTGGTTCAGGTCCTAAATGGTTAGAAATTCATATAAAAAGAAGTAGTGGTAAAATTATTCAGATAATCAAAGAAAACTCAAAAATAAAACCATGAACGCACCAAGTGTAGATATAAAGTCTATGTTAGAAAATTTTGGAGATTCTCCAGGATTGGGTTTAGAATTTGCGGATAACCTATTTATAGGTAGAGAACCTTCGACTCCAGATAATTGTGTTACTATATTTGATTCTGAAGGTTATCCACCTTATCATGGTTTAACAACTGTTGGATATGAATATCCATCCATTCATATTCGTGTTAGAAATAATGATTACATTACTGGATGGAATATGGCAAATGCTATAAAGGACGCTCTCCATGGCCGGGCAAATGAGACATGGGGTGGTGCTTTATATACTATGATTATCTGTTCAAGTGGTCCCGCCCATTTGGATTATGATGATCATAATCGTGTTCGTTTTATTATTAACTTTAATTTACAAAGGAGGTAAAATTATGGCAAGTAATGCTGTAGCAGGAGTAGGAACAATATTTCAGAGGTGGAATGGCACCGCATGGGCTGCCATTGCTGAAATAAACTCGATTACCGGTCCTGGTATGTCAAGGGATACAATTGATGTAACATCCCTGGATAGTACGGGAGGATATCGAGAGTTCAAAGGAGGGTTCCGTAATCCAGGTACTGTGCAGCTTTCAATGAATTTTACGCGTCAAACTTACGACTTGTTTAAGACAGATTTTGAAAGCAATCTACTTGGTAATTATCGAATTGTTTTGCCGGACGCAGAAACCACTACTGTGGAATTTGAAGGTCTGGTCACTGAATTGCCTTTAAATATTCCAACTGATGATAAGATCACAGCGGATGTTACAATTCAGGTAAGTGGTTCTGTTGAAACTGACTCTGGCGCAAGTGCCGCGTTAGGAATGTAGAACCTTTCAACCTAATCAAGGTTTTTTATTTTAGTTTTTAAATAATTTAATATCTCTAATCATGGGAAATTTACTTGACAGAAATGCTTTATTAAGCAAAGAAGAACTTACTATTGAAAAAGTTGAGTTTGAAAATGGTGATTTTGTATATGTTCGTCAAATGACGGGAAGAGAACGTGATGCTTGGGAACAATCCCTCGTTCGCAAAGTCAAAGATGAAAAAGGAAATGTAAAGAGTTATGAACAGGCCACAGAAGATTATCGTGCTAAATTAGCCGTCTGTACTGTTTGTGATGAGTCTGGAAAATTGATCATGCAGTTGGGAGACGCCTCCATATTAAGTCAACAGAAAAGTGCAAAAACTCTTGATAAGATAATAGAGAAGGCCCAGCAATTGAATAAAATTACAGAGTCAGATAAAGAGGATTTAGTAAAAAACTACGAGGCCGGCCAAGCCGGCAATTTATCTTCAGACTCTGCAGAGAACTTAGAATAATTCATCCTGATATTTTATTAGACCAACTTACATCTGTTCAAATAAGTGAGTGGGAGGCATATGATAGGTTGGATCCGATAGGATCGTGGAGAGAAGATTTTAGGTTGGCGTATACATGTTCTCTTATTACAAATTTAGTAATAAGTGTCCATGGTAAGAGAGGAACTAAACATACTTTACCATCTGATTTTATGTTGGATTGGGATTTTGAGAAAAAAGAGCCAAAAAAACAAAGCGTTGAAGTAATGAAACAGACTCTTCTTGGAATAGCAGAGGATATAAATCGAAATGCCAAGATAAATAAAAATAGGTTTTCGGGAAATATAATGACAAGACCACCAAGGAGATTTAGAAATAAACCAATTATGCCATGAATATAGGAACTATTACAGCAACCCTGGGGGTAAATGTTAGCGGAGTGGTGAATGCACAGAACGCTATGCTAAATTTGCAAAGACAGACTTTAAAGTCAGTCACTGCAATGAATTCTGCTTTAAACACCCTGAACAATAATTTACAAAAGACAGCGGGAGTGGCTTCTGCTACTTCTAAAACGACTCAGGTTGCTGTTAGTTCTATGGCTCAAAGAATAGCTGATTTGTCTACTTCTATTGCTGCCGGATCTCAAAGACTTAGAACATTTGGATATTTAGCATCTGCTGTTGTCACTTTACCAATAATAATGATGGGAAAGGCAATATTTAATGCTTCAAAAGATTTTGAGTATTCTATGAATAAGATTGTGAGTTTGGTTGGACTGGCAAGACCACAAGTTCAAGCTATGACAGAAGAAGTTTTAAAAATGGCAAGAGCTACTGGAAGAGCACCTCAAGAATTGGCAGATGCTTTGTATTTTATTACATCTGCAGGTTTTAAAGACCCAATCAAGGCATTAGACATATTGAATACCTCAGCAAAGGCGGCGTCAGTAGGCCTTGGGGAAACTAAGGACGTAGTGAATTTGGTAACTTCAGCCATGAATGCCTATGCTGATTCTAATTTGACATCTGCAAAAGCTATGGATATTATAGTTGCTGCTGTTAGGGAAGGTAAAATTGAAGCTGATGGATTTAATAGTGCAATGCAGCAGGTTATTCCAATTGCATCCGCTTTAGGAATTAAATTTGAAGAAGTTGCAGGTACAATGGCTGCTATGTCTCTTCAGGGAGCAAGTGCTTCCAATTCAGCTGTCTATTTGAAAGGTATGTTGAACTCTTTGTTAAAAATAAAACCGGGTTCTGCCGCAGATAAGGCTTTACAAAAATTTGGTATTACGGCAGGGAATCTACTTGAAGATCTTAAAAGACCAGATGGATTGATGGGAGTATTAATTAAGTTGAGAGATATTTCTGATAAAGCTACTGGCAATATGTTTTTGAAATCCATATTTAGGGATATTAGAGCAATGACCGGGGCATTGTCTTTGACTGGGGAGAATCTTGAATATAATAAAAAAGTAATTGAATCAGTACGAAATTCATATGGTTCTTTGGCAAAAGCAAATGCCGATACTGCAGATACTATTCAAAGGAGAATGGATAAAGCTACTGCCATATTAAATTCAAATTTAATTACATTAGGAAAAACTTTGACTCAAGCAGTGATGCCTATCATAGAAAAGTGGGTAGCAAAACTTGAAAGCCTTACTAAATGGTTTAATGCTTTAGATGAGTCTATGCAAAGAACTATAATAAAAACAATAGCATTTGTAGCAGCTTTAGGTCCGTTGGCTTTATTAGGTAGTTTTATTGGATATACTGTATCCGGCATAATTAATCTTTCGGGTAAGATTGGCAGGCTTATTGGATTAGTAGGAGATTTAACTGGTGGATTTTCCAGTATGCGTAGAGTTCTTACAAATCATCCATTATTTGGTGGAGGTCTTCTTCACTCCATTAGATTTTTAGCTAATCCTTATGTTGCCGCTGGGGTAGCTTTAACTTCTGTAATAGGATTATTAATTCATTTTAAGAAGAAAACTGAGGAAGCGGCATTGGCTCAAATTGCTTTGAATACCACAATGACAAATGTCAATGGAGAGTTGAAAAAGATGAAAGACTTAACTGAAATTGACTATGCTGCAATGAATGAGGCTTCTTTAACAAAAACTAATGCTGAGGCATGGTCTGTTTATAATAAAGCTAAAGCTAATATACAAGCAGCATATGCAAGATCAGGAATGTCTCAAGAAGATATTTTGAAAGGAAAGAAAGCAGGGAAGTACGAAGGATATATTAGTCAAGAGTTCGCTATTATGGAAATGGCAAAACGCACTATCGAACAAACTGATCTTGCCACTATTAAATTATATCGGGATCTTATGATGCAGGAAGATTCTAAGAAGAAAAGTTTTATTGCGAAGGCAGGAGAAGATGCTAAACAAACACAAGAGGATATGAATAAAGTTTGGGAAGATCTCCAGGATAATTTAAGATTCATTGATCAAAAATCTAAGTTGCTTTCTTCTATTGGTATTGCATTTGACGCTGATAAAGAAAAGATGGAAGCCTTTAGTAATGCAATGGATGGATTTGTTAAAGGGGGTTTATCAGAAATGGATTCTCGATTGAAGTCAGTTACTAAAAGTCTTGGAGAATTCAATAAACTTCAACAGACGGCAGAACATCAAAAATTCTTTAAAGAGTTTGAAGAGAAATTAGCAAAGTCTGCAATTCCAAAACCAGCACAATATGCTCCAGATTATTCTAAGTTATTAACTGCAAGAAAGGGAGGATATGTAAATGAAGATACTGCATTTATGTCTAAGTTTAATGAAGAGATAGATTTACTTACTTTAAAAAATAAAGTGCTGGGAGATTCTTATAATACTTTGAGGGATAAAATATCCTATTCTAAACAAATGTTAACGTTTTTATGGGATGAGGGATTGCGTCCTGGTATGCCTTTGATGGATGAGATGAGTCAAAACTTAATGAATTATGTTTACACTGCTGAGAAAGCAGAAGTTATTAATAATGCATTAGCTAATAGTTTTGTAGATATGGCAGGTATGTTAGGAGCATCTTTTGTTGATGTTAAGGCTGGAATGATGGGGATGGTAGATATTGTATTACAGTCTGCTCAACAAATTGTGGCTGCTTTATTATCTATTGCAATAGCAAGAAAATTAGCAGATCCTAAAGTTGCTTTACCTGGAGGTTTGATATTTGCTGCTATTGGAATTGGTGCTTTAATGGCATTGTGGGATTCGTGGAAGGGTAAATTGGACGATGCTGCTAAGATGGCAGGAGGGGGGATAGTGCCACCAGGATATCCTAATGATACTTATCCTGCATTATTAAGTTCAGGGGAACGAGTAACCCCTCCAGGAAAGTTAAATGATGTAGAATTTGGAGGGACGGTTGAATTCAGAATTAAGGATGATTACTTATACGGTATATTAGAGAGGAGAAGGAGAAGAGTAAATAGTTATTCATAATGATATGGCATACGGAGTAAAATATAGAATAGCATATCGTCGATTACAAAGTGGTAATCCGACTACCATAGACATTCTTGAAAGGGATTATGTTGGAGCTATTACTGATTTGACTGCGTATGGGGATCCTTGGAGGGTGACATTTGAAGGGACTCCTGATAATATATATAAACCAACACTTGGTTCTGGGGCAACTCTTAAAGTAAAGGTAGACACTCCGTTTCAACTATTGGATTTATTTACAGACGATCCTCAGAAATTTATGATAAGACAATTTGACGGTATCAGTGATGAAGATAGTGATGCAAGTAGTGATGCTGGAGGGCATTTAGTTTGGCAAGGTTTCATCAATGCTGAAATATATAATGAAAGTTATAGTAATCCGCTTGGAGATATTGTTTCCATTAATTGTAACGATGGAATGGTTTTACTTGACAAACTAAAATATAAAACTGCTTCTGATGAGTATTATGAAGGTACAGTTACCGTTAAAGAGGTTTTAAATAATATATTTGGTAAACTTGGCATTGAATTTACAAGAGTTCTTACCAGTAATGATTTAGCAGTTAAGCCTTCCCCAGATCTTAAAGTAAATCCTTTTTTATATTTACAAATTCCTAATGAAAACTTTGTAGATGAGAGTGGAGAACCTATGTCATGTCGACAGGTATTGGATTCAATATTTGGAGGAATAACGATGGTTATGTACTTTCAAGGTAGAGATATTATTATAACGGATCCTATTAATTTACATGATGTAACCAAAGGCAAATCGTATACCATGAGTACGTTTGATGATGAGGCGTCAAGTATTTTACTTGGAGGATATCTTAATCTATCCAATAGGGAAATAACTTGGGGACAGACAGGATCAAATGTGGATGTGGTCCCTGCCGTTGATGAAGCCATTGTGATTTACAATCCATACACCTTTGATAAGTATGAGTACGATTTTAATGATGCAGCAAATCATACGGTTGAAGGTACTTTTTCAGATGTAGGAGATTATTGGTACAATGAGGATGTTGAGTTTAAGGATTGGACTGTAGGTTCTTCCAATACTTCAGCCACGATAGGTCTTAAAGAGAATGAAGAAGATACTCCTATCTTCTGTCTTAATTTGCACGATAGTCAAGACTATATAACTTTGACCCTTCCAAATTTTAATAGTGTTACACAGGATGATAATTTACAACTGCGTATCAGTGCGGAGGTGTGGGTTCAAACAAAGGAGGATAGTCTTGACATATATGCCAGTGATGATGCGGCAGTTATTATTTGGCAATATAAGGTTCCTTTAATTGTAAAGATAGGAGATCAATATTGGAATGGAACTAATAATTGGTCAGGAGTGGCTTCTGTTCAACCATTGGTTGTTCGTCAAGAAAACATTACGGAAGCCAATGTTAATTACAGTCAGGTAAATGACCGTTGGACTACAGGATATATGACTGTTCCTCTTGAGGCAAGTGTGGTGGGAGATTTAATTTCAGGGAATATTATTATTTTAATCCATGATGAACTGACTTCGGATTTAACGGAACAGGTTCTTCCAGCAATCAATGATCCTTATGTTTATCGTGTTTTACTTCGTAACATTAAAATAGAAGTAATAGACAAACGAACTGGTAAAGTTGTGATTAATGAGAGTGTGAAAACAAAAGGATTTGTAAGCACAAATCTAACAGGGAAAGACAGTTTTACTATTGAAACAACTTGTGGAACAGGAACATGTGGAAGTAGTAAAGGAGCATTTAAGACAGATCAACAAACTCCAGCAGGTATAAACATTGTCGGATTGTATCGGGGCACAGACACCACGGCATATAATACATCAAAATTAATATTGCAATCGTTTATTAGTCAATATAAAACTCCTCGGTTTTCAATAAGCGGAGTGTTGGATGTACATGAACATTTAATGGATATCCGTAAAAAGTTAATAAAGGATACTAATCGAGGAACTCGTGCCTATTATATTTTAAGTGGCACATATAATGATAGGGAAGAGACTATGGAGGTTTTAATGATTGAGGTAGAAAGCACAAGAGACACAATATCATAAGTCATGGCAATAACAACAGTAGAATCTAAATTATTTCCAGTAAGAAGGGACGGACAGATAGCTTCTGCTTCGTCAGGAGCTATTGGAGGGTTTGCCTCTTCTGTCACTACAGGAGGATCTGGAGTATCTGATCATAATCTATTAAGTGGTTTACAAGGAGGAGATTCATCGGGAGATTATTATCATTTAGATGTTACTCAATATGCCGCAATTCAAAATATGGTGTCAATAACAGGGACTCCTGTTGACAATCAAGTGGCTATATTCTCCGCAGTAAGTACTTTGGAAGGATCGGCTAATCTTACTTTTGATGGATCTACGTTGGCTCTCACTGGAAATTTGACTGCAACCAAGGCTACCTTTACTACTGGTGTTGGAAATGGTATTTGGTTTGGGGATGGTGATAC